TGACACTCGGGAAGATATCCGTGGGGTCAGGTGATGATCCTTATCAAAGAAACAAAAGTTTTCTAGCTTATGTTGATGATTTAAAAAAGAAAGGTATGAGTGAAGTAGACATAGCCGAAGGACTCGGAATGTCTACAACTCAATTAAGAGCTAAAAAATCAATAGCGAAAGCTGAGCAAAGAAAAGCAGATGCTGCGCAAGCATTAAGATTAAAAAATAAAGGATATTCTAATGTCGCCATTGGGGAAAGAATGGGCATTAATGAATCTTCTGTTAGAGCATTATTAAATCCAGCACTACAAGAAAGAGCTGATTCTGCTAGATTAACAGCTGATATTCTTAAAGATAATATTGAAAAAAGAGGATATATAGATGTCGGTGTTGGCGTAGAAAGATATTTAGGCGTTAGTAGAACTAAATTAAAGACATCTATTGAAATGCTTAAGGAAGAAGGATATACTGCGCATTATTTAAATGTTGAACAATTAGGTACTGGTAAGAAAACTAGTCTCATGGTATTAGCCAAACCAGACACAACATATCAGGAAGTATATAAAAATAAAGATAAAATATCTGTTCCTACTGTTGTATATGATGAGAATGGCGATAGAACCAGACTTGGTATTTTACCACCAGTTAATATCGACTCAAAAAGGATACAAGTTAGGTATGCAGAAGATGGCGGAACAGATAAAGATGGTGTTATAGAGCTTCGTAGAGGCGTGGATGATATTTCTCTTGGTAATGCGAAATATGCACAAGTTAGAATAGCTGTTGATGGCACACATTATTTAAAAGGAATGGCTATGTATTCTGATGATATGCCTGATGGTGTAGACATTATATTTAATACTAATAAACATAACACAGTGTCTAAAATGGATACATTTAAGAAAATGAAAGATGACAATGATAATCCATTTGGGGCAACTATAAAAAATGAGAACGAACTTATATTAGCACAAAGGTTTTATGTTGATAAGAATGGTAAAAGACAACAATCAGCTTTAAATATAGTTAATGAGGAAGGTAATTGGGGTAATTGGTCTAAAAGTCTGTCATCTCAAATGTTATCTAAACAAAATGAACACTTAGCTAAAAAACAATTGGGCATCGCTTTCAACATTAAGAAAGAAGAATATGATGAAATAATGTCTTTAACAAATCCTATTGTTAAAAAGAAATTATTAGACTCATTTGCTGATGATTGTGACTCATCTGCTGTTCATTTAAAAGCTGCTGCCTTACCTAGACAAGGCTCGCATGTTATATTACCATTCCCTGATATGAAGGAGAATGAAATATATGCGCCTAATTATAGAGATGGTGAAACTGTTGTACTTATTCGATATCCTCATGGAGGTAAATTCGAAATACCACAATTAACAGTAAATAATAAACATGCTGGAGCTAATAAAGTAATACATAACGCTAAAGATGCTGTTGGTATACATCCAAAAGTAGCAGAAAGATTATCTGGAGCGGATTTTGATGGCGATTCTGTATTAGTCATTCCAAATAATAATAAGCTTATTAAAAACCAAGCGCCTCTTGATGGTTTAAAAGATTTTAATCCTAAAGAAGCATATCCTGCTTATGAAGGAATGCCTAAAATGACTTCCAGAACAAAAGGATTAAAAATGGGTGACGTTTCAAATCTTATTACTGATATGACCATTAAAGGCGCTCCACCAGAAGAATTGGCCAGAGCCGTTAGACATTCGATGGTTGTTATTGATGCTGAGAAACACAATCTTAATTATAAACAATCATTCATAGATCATGGTATTGGCGAACTTAAAAAGAAATATCAAGGCGCAGCTGATGCTGGTGCATCTACTCTTATTTCTAAAGCATCTTCTGAAGAAAGAGTTGGTATTAGAAAAACAACTATTGATCCTGCCACTGGTAAAAAGGTTTATGAATACACCAACGAATCATATACAAATAAGAAAGGGCAGCAAATTCTGAGAACAGAGAAGTCTACTAAAATGTATGAGGCGGATGATGCTTTTGAATTATCCTCCGGTACTGTTATGGAGTCTCACTATGCCACTTATGCAAATAAATTAAAGGCCATGGCTAATGAAGCAAGGAAGACCTCGGTTAACACAACCCCAATTCCTTACTCCCCATCAGCTAAAAAGACTTATGCAAAAGAAGTCGCCACCCTTAATGCTCAGCTAAATGTGGCACTTAAGAATGCACCTTTAGAAAGGCAAGCGCAATTATTAGCGAATACCGTAGTAGCTGCAAAGAAAAAAGATAACCCATACATGGATAATGATGAGTTAAAGAAATTAAAAGGCCAGGCCTTATCGGAAGCAAGAAGTAGAGTCGGTGCTAAGAAAACACCTGTAGACATTACTAATAAAGAATGGGAAGCTATACAAGCTGGTGCTATAAGTACTAATAAATTAACCCAGATTCTTAATAATACAGACCTGGATAAAGTAAAACAATTAGCCACACCACGTACAACAACCACTATGACTGCTGCTAAAACATCTAAAGCTCGTAGTATGATTAATGCTGGTTATAGTACAGCAGAAGTAGCTGATGCATTAGGCGTTTCTATTACTACACTAACTAATAGTTTAGAATAGACAGCCCCATGCAATTCAATTAGTTAACGCATTCTAAAAGAACTAAACAAATAATAAAACTATGGCGCAACCCATAGTATGAAAGGAGCCGTATTATATGCCACGTCAATCAATGTTAACCACTATTGACAATCCATTTGATCCTTTCACACAGTTCGATGAATGGTTTGCATTTGATGAAGCTAAAGGTTATCATACATGTTCTTACTTAGCAAGGATAACTAGAACTTCTGATGAATTAAGTGAAGCAGACGAGTCATTGGCTATTGAAACGGCAATTGATGAGATTGTTAAATTAAATGTTCTTGGTATTTATAAAAAGATTTCAAAAGAAATAAATGAAACAAAAAACAATACTCAGGACTAACTAAGGCAATAGGGGGAGGGGTCTCGCAACAGATACCCCCACCCGTTATCGCCGGCCTCCTTGAAAATTCCCCGGGGGTTATTTTTCTGAACACTTTTGGTAGGGGCATCAGGTCCTCCTTTAAAAACAAAACGGATTTCAGCCGTTAGTTCTCCTTTCAAGAGGGGCCAAAAGCCTTGGAAGGTACTTGGTGTCTCTACCAAAAGTGTTCAGATCTATCTTGAAAGGAGTTAGAAATATGAAGAAAGTAAAACTTAGTAGGGGGCAACTAGCAGGCATTCTATATTTTGCTACGATTGTAGCTTTGGTTATAGCACTTTCATATTCTGCTGATGTTGCAAAACCTATTGAAGAGGAAGATATTCCTGAAGAACCAAAAGAGGTCACCATAATTGACGACGTTGAGGTTATCGCAGAAGAGGAACCATCTCCTCAAGAAGTGATTGATGAGTACATCAGAGATATTTGTACAATGTATGATAATGTTGAGCCTGAGTTGGTAATGTCAATAGTATGGCATGAGAGCAGATATGATCCAAACGCTATTAGCTCAAACGGTAAGTGTGTTGGTCTTATGCAGATAAGCACGTTCTGGCATAGATCTAGAGCGTTCCAACTTGGTGTTGAGGATTTCTTCAACCCAAAAGATAACATACTATTAGGCGTTGATTATCTTAGTGAATTGTTTAAATTGTTTAACGATCCTAAGTTAGTACTAATGCTTTACAACATGGATCATGATGCAGCATTCGAGATGTACAATAAAGGTGAAATTAGTTACTATGCAAAATCTGTTTTAGAAAGAGCAGAGATGCTAAAAAATGGAGGTGTATAATAATGTCAAGAAGACGTCCTCCTGCTACTAGCATAGAAGCCAGAGAAAATCAACTTATATCTTTGGCGGTTGATCTGGCTGAAAGACAACTTTCTGAGGGGACGGCGTCATCCCAAGTTATTACACACTATTTAAAACTAGGGACTACTAAAGAACGCCTCGAGAAAGAGAAACTCGAAAAAGAGAACGAACTTCTTAGAGCAAAAACCGAAGCCATTCAGTCGGCAAAGCGAGTAGAGGAACTGTATAAAGATGCTCTTAACGCTATGCGGTCTTATAGTGGCCAAGGCGGTGAAGACTATGAAGATTAGAACCTACACAGAGTTGTCTAGATTAGAAACATTTGAAGAAAGATACAAGTACTTAAAACTATCTGGCGTGGTTGGTAAAAGCACATTTGGCTATGATAGGTATCTTAACCAAGTACTATACAAATCCAAAAGATGGAGAAAAGTAAGAGACATAGTAATTGTCCGCGATAATGGATGCGATCTAGGTGTTGAAGGTTATGAAATCAACGACAAGATTATCATCCATCACATGAACCCTATAACTGTCGAAGACATTGAAGAAGAAAACGAAGACATCTTTAATCCAGAATACTTGATCTCATCTTCCGACAGAACACACAAAGCAATACATTATAGCGACGAGAGCTTGTTACCACAGTTGCCGATAGAGCGAACTCCCGGTGACACTTGCCCTTGGCGAAAATAATTCAAAATGGAAGGAGTATTTATTATGGGTAATAAGAAACAAAACGACAAATTAACCGTAGCCGACATTGACGAAATCGCTACAATCGCAATTCCTAGCGAAGTAATGGAAGCTACTGATTTTGCAACTGTAGTAGGGGAGGTAATTGCTGTGGAACCCATCCCGATAGTTATACCTACTAAGTTTAAAGTTGCTAATTGCTCAAAACTTAACATCCGTAAATCAGCGGACAAAAATGCTCCAGTTCTTTTCATCATTCCTGTGGGCACTATTTTAGAAGTTGATTTCCACGAAAACGATGATTGGGCGCATGTTAGAATATCCGACGACAAAGAAGGTTTCGCAATGAGATCCTTTATCGAGGAGGTTATTTAAACATGAATGAGAGCATACTTACAACTATTAAAAAGATGCTTGGTATCGAGGATAGTTATGAAGCGTTTGACACAGACATAATTGTCAACATCAATACTGTATTTATGACTCTAACTCAACTAGGTGTTGGGCCTGAAACAGGCTTCTCGATATCAGGCAAGTTCGAAAGGTGGACGGACTTTACCGGTAGTTTGAAAACCATCGAATCTGTGAAGACTTATATTTATCTTAAGGTTAAATTAATCTTCGACCCTCCAACTAATTCTTTTGTCCTTGAATCAATGAAGAGAGAGATAACTGAGTTAGAGTGGAGATTAAACGTTCAAGCGGAATCTCCTCAGACCCTTGAAACTAAAATTATATCATTTGAGGAAATTGACGAAATGTTTGAAAATTAATTTTAAAGGGGGAAATTACTAATGGGTAAGTATTTAAACCTTGCGGGTGCGCAATATTTAGTTAATAAAGTAAAAAGTCTTATCAGCGTTAAAGCTGATACAACTACTGTAAACGCTGCTTTAGATTTAAAGGCTAACACTGAAACAGTTAACGCTGCTTTAGCTGAAAAAGCTTCTAACACAGCTCTTACAGAAGGATTAGCTGCAAAAGCTGACACAACTGTTGTTAATGCTGCTTTAGCTGAAAAAGCTTCTACAGTACAATTAACAGAAGGATTAGCTGGAAAAGCTGATACAACAACTGTAAACGCTGCTTTAGCTGAAAAGGCTAGCACAACACAGTTAACAGAAGGATTAGCTGGAAAAGCTAACAATGCTACAACTTTAGCTGGATACGGAATTGGAGATGCTTACACATCTGAACAAACAGATGCTAAGATCGCTGCTGCTATCACAGCTAACAACGAAACAATCAACGGTTCTTTAGGAAACGTATACACTAAAGAAGAAGTTAATGCTAAACTTTCTTCTGTATATGTATTCAAAGGAAGTGTTGCTAGCTACGCTGCATTACCTACAGAAGGAAACGAAGTAGGACATGTTTACAACATTGAAGCTGCTGACACAACTCACGGAATCAATGCTGGCGACAACGTAGCTTGGGACGGTACAAAGTGGGATAAACTTGCTGGTACTATCACATTCGATACATCTGATCTTCTTCCTGTAGATAGCATTATCTCTAACGAAGAAATCGATGGATTATTCGTTGAAGCTTAATAATCTTTAAGAAAAGGTGATATTATGGGAAAACTTCTTAGTTTTACAGGTCTGACTCACTTTCTTGAGCAGCTTAGAACTGAGGTATCCCGAAAAATCTTCGAAAACAAATATTCCTTATTTTCTGGACAAGCTGTAGTAATAAAAGGCGAAGATGGTTTAACACAAGGTATTGTAGAGGAGAATGATTTAGGGGTAGCAACTACTTCATTCTCTACATCTGCCGATGGTGTGAGAACCATAGTTGTTGTTTTAGAGCCGGCTACCGGAAAATGGAATTATACAAAAACTATTACGGTTTCGTCGGATACTTCAGGTAATACGATTACAGAATCGTTTACTAAAACTGCTAAATAACGGAAGGAGGAAATTCAATGACTAATTCGGTGTCCACAGGAATGATGAAAATGACTGATGATACCCTTGCGCATTATGGCGTTTTAGGTATGAAATGGGGAAAAAGAAAAAATAAATCCTCATTTAAAGCCGCTGACAAACAGCGAAAAAAGGCTATGAAGAGAGATGTTAGAAAACGTCGTGTACTTTCAGATGCTGACCTTAAAAAGAAATTAGAAAGAATTAAGATGGAGAAGCAGCTAAAAGATCTTACAGCTGATGAAATTGCCCCAGGCAAGAGATATGTTAAAGATATCCTTGCTACAAGTGGCAAAAGAGTAGTGCCGGTTCTTCTTGGAGGCGCAACGTTATATGCTGTTAAGTATGCGTTAACAAAAGAATTCGATGCTAAGGATCTAGCTGGGTATATGACTCCTAAACCTAAAAAGTAAGAGGTGTTAGTATGGCGTTATCTAATACAGCAACACCTAAATATTACGGACAATTCCGTGATGCAGTTTTAAGAGGTGAAATTCCTGTATGTAGAGAGATAGCTATGGAGATGAATCGAATAGATGATCTTATAGCAAATCCTGGTATATATTATGACGATGAAGCTGTTGAAGGATTTGTCTTATTTTGTGAAAAAGAATTAACACTAACCGATGGCGCAGACCTACATCTGCTAGATACTTTTAAATTATGGGCAGAGCAAATATTCGGTTGGTATTATTTTGTTGAAAGAAGCGTTTATGAGCCATCTCCTGATAATCACGGAGGACGTTATGTCCGTAAGATGGTTAAAAAGCGTTTAGTTAATAAACAGTATTTAATAGTAGCCAGAGGTGCCGCTAAATCTATGTATGGGTCATGTATTCAAAACTACTTTTTAAATGTAGATACATCCACTACTCATCAGATTACAAGCGCCCCAACTATGAAACAAGCCGAAGAAGTAATGTCACCAATAAGAACCGCCATTACAAGATCCAGAGGTCCTCTATTCAAGTTTTTAACAGAAGGTTCTTTACAGAACACAACTGGTTCTAAGGCGAACAGAGTAAAACTCGCATCTACAAAGAAAGGCGTTGAGAACTTCTTAACAGGATCTCTGCTTGAGGTTCGTCCGATGTCCATTGACAAGCTGCAAGGGTTGAGATGTAAGATTTCTACCATTGATGAATGGCTTTCAGGAGATATAAGAGAAGATGTTGTTGGCGCAGTTGAACAAGGTGCTTCTAAGTTAGATGACTATTTAATAGTTGCTATGAGTTCAGAGGGTACTGTTCGTAATGGAAGTGGCGACACAATCAAAATGGAACTTATGGACATACTTAAGGGCGATTACATCAACCCTCATGTCTCAATCTGGTATTATAGATTGGACAGTATAGATGAAGTTAATGACCCATCAACATGGTTAAAAGCTAATCCTAATCTAGGAAAGACCGTTACATATGAAACTTATCAATTAGATGTAGAAAGAGCAGAAAAAGCTCCTGCTGCTAGAAATGATATTTTAGCAAAGAGATTTGGAATACCTATGGAAGGTTACACATATTTCTTTACATACGAAGAAACACTTCCACACCGTAAACGCGATTTTTGGGGAATGCCATGTGCGCTTGGGGCAGACCTTTCTCAAGGAGATGACTTCTGTGCCTTTACATTTTTATTCCCACTATCTAGCGGAGCATTTGGTGTAAAGACTCGATGCTATATTTCTTCTTTAACTTTGATGAAATTACCAGCAGCTATGCGAATCAAATACAATCAATTTCTCGACGAAGGTTCATTACAAGTTCTAGAAGGTACAGTTCTTGACATGGATGAAGTTTATGACGACCTTGATAAGTTTATTATCGATTGCGATTATGACGTTCGTTGTTTCGGTTTCGACCCATATAATGCCAAAGCATTTGTTACAAGATGGGAACAAGAAAATGGGCCATATGGTATCGAGAAAGTTATTCAAGGTGCTAAAACAGAGTCAGTTCCTCTTGGAGAGTTAAAGAAACTATCTGAGGAAAGAATGCTAGAGTTTGACCAAGAACTTATGACATTTGCTATGGGCAATTGCATAACACTTGAAGATACAAATGGTAATAGAAAGTTATTGAAGAAGCGATACGATCAAAAGATCGATAGTGTGTCTGCTATGATGGATGCTTATGTCGCTTATAAATTAAACAAAGAAGCTTTTGAGTAAGGGGTGAGAATGATGGTTGTAACCGAACAGCAATATTTAGCCCACCATGGTGTTAAAGGAATGAAATGGGGAGTTAGAAGAGCCATTCGCAAATATTCTAATAAAGCGCAACGACAATATGATGCTCATATGAATAGTGCAAAATATATTAAAAAGATTTTGGATAGTAATTATGATATTGTAACAGAAGGGCCTCCAGATCCAGAAACCAGAAAAGCATACAAATATGAACATAAACGTGAAATAGAAGCCGCAAAGAAATGGCTAGCTACAAGAGATGATATTATGAATATGAAGATAAGCGACGTTAAAGTAAAAGATGTTAAAGCACGTTTTAGAAATAACGGAGCAGGTTCATACTATCCATTTGCTTAAAAAGGGGTGAGAATAGTGATTATACAAGAAGAACAGTATCTAGCCCATTATGGGGTTAAAGGTATGAAATGGGGAGTAAGAAAAGCTATTAATAAAGTTGGTGCTAGAATAAAAACTAGACAAAAGCAAGAGAAAGAATATAGAAAGAAACTTTCTAATATTGAAAACAAAGCTCCTGTTTCGGCTCATATGCTTAGTTCAGATATAGCTAGAATAAAATATAGAAATCACAGCTTAGCTTATAGAGTCACAAGTACAGCAACAAAACTGGCTCTTGGTCAAGTTTTAAGTGATGCTATGAGTGGTAAATTATCATCATATGCGACAATGAATAAAAAAGATATCGCTAAAAAAATCGGCAAATTAGCAGCAGAGACAGCCATTTCTGTTGTGACGAAAGATAAATTAGCCGACTCTTCTGCAAAGAAGTATAACAGCGAAGGAAAAAGAACTAAGAAATATCATCTTATAGAGAAAGAAGATATCATGGGTGAAGTGATAAGTGCTGTTCCATCTATGATAGCTCTTGGTAATTTTGCAGTTCAAATGAAATACGCATCTGC